ATCCACACAATGGGCAGAAGATCCCCTTTACTCGAAAGAACCTTGAGGCGGTCATTGCCAACCTCGGCAATGCCTACAATGAACACGTCCTGACCAAAGGCTGGAAGATCGAACCGGCGGTACTGTGGAAGTGGCTGGAAGGTGTAACCACCATCGAGGACTGGGACCGGGCGCAGGCTCGCGGGGATATGTTCTCCAAGGCCAAGGGAATGTCGGACACAGTTTACCAGCAGATGTATGGGGTGGCCCCACAGGATATCACAGTGCGGCCATTTACCATCCATGGCAAGACCTACCCGGGGTATTACCACCCCATTGATTACGACCCGCTGCGCTCGCGGCTTGGGAAGCTTCAATCGGATGATCCGTCGAAGACGCCAAAGTTCGACTCATTCTGGCCCTCACCATCCAATGCCTACACCAAGCGCCGGACTGGGAATGTGGATGTGATCAACCTCGATCCAGACATGATCCCCATCAAACTCAACCAGATCTTGCACGATGTGGCCTTTCGGCAGTTCGTTGCCAACACAGCCAAGATCACCCGCAGTGATGGCTTCCGTCGAGACATCAGCTACCACTACGGCCCGGAGTATGTCGAAACCATCGACAAGTGGCTGGAGCGGATTGCGGGCAATGCCAGTTTCAACTCCAACGCGATGGCATTGGCATCCAAGATCTCCAATGCCCTGCGCCAGAATGTGGTCTCGACCTACATCGCCTTTGGGCTCACCACCATCGAAAAGCATGGACCCACCGCGGCGATTATGTCGGCAAAGGAAGTTGGGTCGATGTCGAAGTTCGCCCGGGTCACGGCTGAGGTTGCTGGAAGCAGTTTCAGCAACGCCGTGATGGACCTCTTCGGCCGTGACCCTGACCTTGGCGACAGCCTATGGAAGTCCGCAGTGGATTCTAGTGAAGAACTCCAACAGCGCGATCGCAACTTTCTCAACACGGTGATGGGCCAGCATGACATCATGACTGGGAAATCCACCCTGCGGAATAAGGTTGCTGAGATCGGCTCGAAGGGTGTGGCGTTCTCGGACATGATCTCCGCAGTGCCACTGTGGGTGGCCAAGTATCGTGAGGCCCTGACCGATAATCCCGATGTGGGTGAAGCTACATACCTTGCCAACCGCGCGGTGCGTCGGGCCCATGGATCGACCAATGTGGTGAACCAACCCATGATTGTGTCGACCAATGGGGTGTTGGCACCGTGGCTCACATCCATCTATGGGTTCTTCGGCACCAACATGCAACGGCGGATTGAGATCGCACATGATGTCAACGACGCTTATAAGCTCGGACGACAAGGGGATATCTCTGGGGCTGCAAAGATGGCACCACAGGTGATGTCGTCCATCTTCACCTATGTGATCTGGCCGGGGCTTGTCGAGGAGGCCGTGACCGGGCAGTTCACCGACGATCGGCGTGGTTGGGGAACCCATTCCCTGAGCTTTGCCCTGGGGACTGCCGCCAGCACCTTTATCGGCCTTCGGGATATGGTCTATGGCCTGACCCATGGTCGGGATCCACAGGTGGGGTTGTTGGGATCACCCTTGGATGATGTGAAGCGGTTGGTTGGGGATGCCACAAAGCACCATCCCATCGCCAAGCAGAACGCCGGGAAGTTGGTTCAAGACGCCATCACTGTCTTTGGCGATGTCACTGGCATGGGGCCGAAGCACATCGGCACTGCCATTCGGTATGGGATGGACACCTACAACGATATCCAAAGGCCAAAGTCCGCAGGGGACATCTTCCGCGGGATTGTATCCGGCAAGCAAAGCAAAAGGATTGAGCGATGATGGAGCAATTGATTACCTTAGCCCCATGGGCAGTGGTGCTGGTGGTTTATGTAGGGGAGAAGATTCAACAGATCATTCAGGCACGGTCACTGAACGCGGCGCTTGAGCGAGCGCAGGGGGCGGTGCATTCGACCATTGTGGCCGCGCCAGTGGCAGTACCAAGGGCGCCGACTGTGCCACCAGTGGCAGTGCCTGCGGCCCCGGTTTCCACCCAACCCGTGGACGTTGTCGACCAAGCCCTTGTGAACTTCATCAAGAAGGAAGAAGGCTTCACCGCGAAGGCCAAGTGGGACTATAAGCAGTATTCCATTGGGTATGGAACAAAGGCCAACTCAGCCACTGAGGTCATCACCGAAGCCGAAGCCGAAGCGCGGCTGACGGTTGAAATCGACAAGGCGTGGAAGTTGGTGGAACCGATCTTGCCTGTGGGGACGCCAATCGGCATCAAGCAAGCTCTCTTGGACCTCACTTACAACGCCGGCAGCGGCTGGGAACATGAATCCCTTGGCGCTGCCGTTCGGGCCGCGAACTGGCCCACAGTTAAAGCAGACATCCTCCGGTATAACCACGCCGGAGGGGCGGTGAACGCTGGGCTCACAGCCCGGAGGGAAGCCGAAGTATCGTGGTTTGACAACCCCTTGTGAAGGAGATTAATGATGACCACTACCCCTACCACCATCGCCACTGTTGCTGGCGAAGCCGAGAAAGTCGTCGAAGCCGTGATGAAGGTTGAGCCCACGGTGGCCACCATTGCTGGAATGTTTATCCCCGGCGCTGCGCCTATTACGGCGATGGTTCAGCCGATGGTCCTTGCGGCCGCGCCCTTCGTCGAACAGGCTCTGAATGATCTCGCCGCTGGAAACAACGGCAACTTTATGGAGTCGTTCATCCAGTTGCTTCAGCATCTCTCGCCGGCACATTCCAATTCGCCGATTCTTGGCGCTGTGACCGGTCCCATCACCGCCGGTTAATGCCCCTGGTGGTGGGTGGGAGGGTATTATGGAACCATGGGTACTACTTGCCGGCTTGGCGATCCAAACTGTGGTATTCCTTGGTGGCGGTTGGGCTATGGTATTGCGTAATGGCTGGAGTACTGCTGCCTTGGAGAAGCAAATGGAAGGAATGCAACACGAGTTGAAGAAACTCGCTGAGGTTATCACCAATCAAGCCGTGCAAGCTAATCGGCTTGATAACCAAGGCAGCCAAATCGCCACGCTTCAGCGGGAGGTCTCTGACCTTCGGCGGGGGCGGGGGTGGATTGAACCCGAAGGCCATCACGAGCGTTAGTGCCGAATGGCCTTGAACCACCTCTGGCCGAATCTGTCAATGCCTTTGTTGGAGATTTGGCCAGAGGCTACCATGATCTCGATGACGCGGAGGATGGAGTGCATTGGGACGCGCGAGCGGGCAAAGTTCACGATTTGGTGCTCGGGGATTCCATCGCCTTTGTCCATGGTGTGGATAAAATGACTTATTTCATCGATCGCTCGAGCGTCAGTTCCAGTTGACCCCGCGGTGAATATATCGGGCATGGCGATCTCCGCTTCCAAGAGCCAACCCATCGCCCGGTTGAAGTCGTCTTTGGTGAGTAGTAAAACATCACCTCGATCCGCAGCAGAAACCATCGCCAGCTTATAGAGGTGAACTCGTCGACGCGTCTTGTAATGTAGAAGCTTGGGATGATTGACAACTGGAGGTTCACCAAGGGCCCGCCAATCGTTGACGGCAGTACGGAAATCTTGTGTAACCTTGAACTCCCCACTTAAGGCTCCTATTAGTTTGATGTCATGGGTGAGATCGGCATCCATCTCCCGGGAGGTCCCGGCGAAGTCATCCCCCACAATGCGTTCATCACTGTAGACCAAGATCACGCGAGAGGTAAAGCCTTGGTCCCAGGCGGACTCAGGCATTAACCCAATGAGGTTGCTTGGAGTGGTGCCGCTGATGAGGTTAACTTGGGGGCGGTCGATTTTGATCTTAATGTCCTTTCCACGTCGGCTTTGAGCATAGGGATCGGGGTCGTAGAAGGCGGACAGTAGCCCAACCATTTCGTCGTCGTATTTGTGCATGAAAGCTGTGAGTTCTTCCGCTGTGATTGTGGTGTTGTAGTATTCGAGAGGAGGATCTGGTAAGCGAGCAATGAAACGCTTTGACGCTGCCAACGTATCAACAAGAGCCGCACCTGTAAGGCTTGTAGGCGCGAAATGGAACTCGTGGATTTCGGACATATAGCGTTTCGCGACACGGATGATCCTGTTCTTCCCGACACCGGGATGTCCGACGATGAAGATGTAGAGGTTGGGGTAGAGTGGACTGGAAGTTTGGAGCCAAGTTTTCATCTCCATGGCCGCGGCGATGGTGAAGATCCCGGCCCACTTCCGGAAGAGTGTGGGGCTTTCCAAATTGTCGGTATGGACAGTAAAGGCCTCAATCCAACTCTCCAGCTTTCGTTTCCCGTTCATCTTGATTGATGGCGTACTCCCCGAAGACTTCACTTGCTTTGCGTCTATATGCTTCACCAGCTTCCCCTACTGTATTGTATCTGCCAATTAATGTGATGACGCCATCAATTCGAATGTGGGCCTGATATGACCCATGTCTAAATCTGACGCCGACAAAGCCTAGAGGGTTGTGTACGTATTTGCGGTGATTGTTCTGGGAGAAGGTTGCTGGTCTGAGATTTGTGATTGCGTTGAGTGAGTGTGGCCACTCCTTGTGATCTATCATTCGCCATTGGCCCCAAACATAAAACCAAGCCAATTGGTGCGCCTTGAAACGTTGTCCTCCAATGCCAATGACAACGTATCCCTTGTCATCTATTGAACCTGCTTCGTGGCCGACTTTACAACGACCATTAGAAGACAGCTTCCAACGAAAGATTCCAGTTAGTGGATCGTACTCAAGCAGTTCTTTTAATCGCTCTTGTGATAATCCTATCGAGGATGCCCGTTTCTGGAGTGCGCTTTCTTCCTCGGTCTCCGGGTTCATAATCTCTGAGTCCATCTGGGTTGGTGGTTGCATTATATTCTCCCTTATTGAATCCCACCTTACAATCGTAAGGGATAGTCAATTGGCGATTGTGTTTCAGTGGGATATGGACCAAGAGGTCTTGCATGAGTCTCGGTACAACTTCATCTTCCATCTCTTCTGGATATTGAAACGTCAATGCATCATGCTCATGCATGCAGAGGATGCAGTAGTTCTTTCGCCAGATGTGAAGCATGGCCTTGTTTACGATGTCGGCTAAGGAACCCTGGGGGTCATAGGCAATCGCTTCACGTAGGATATCAGGATCGTTCCGTCTTCCCATGAACCAGCGCTTACGCCCTGTGAGACTAAGTAGGAAGCCTGTTCTTCGGAGAGTGGAATCGACATGGCTTTGCCACTCCTGGTGTGCAGGAAAAGCGTTAAAGTACTTGGGCTGGAAGGCGATGACGACGTCGATGGGGAGTCGGGATTGCTTGGCGAGGGTTGTGGGTTGGCCACCGTAGTTCGATCCATGCCCGAGCTTTTTGCACATAAATCTATATGAGTAGTGACGGTAATATGGCTGTTCGGCAATGTGCTTGTCATGCTTAAGGTTGCCAGTCCACGGCAGTTCCGGCCAACATATTCGTGCAACTGCTGTATGAGGGTCACCAGACTCACAGGCGTCGAGATATCTTGGGTCATGAAATAAGTTCCATTCTATTGCCCCAACGACGAAGGATTCGCCGCTCTTGGCATCACATTTGGCAAATTTCATTCCTGGGTCGGCGATGAATATGCTTCTAAGACTTTCCTCCACATTCTGAAGATTGCCGCCGGTTCCGAAGGCACTGAATGACGACGAGAACCGCCCCGTGTTTGTGCCTGCGATGTTGTAGGTTGTGCGGATTCGGCCATCGGGGTCTACCTTTGTTTTGAGCTTTTTGATCTTCTCGGCGAGGTCGGCGATTGCGTTCATGTGGGTGATGATGGGCTTGGCGACGGTGTAGGCTTCCATCTTCTCCCTGGCCGCGCGGTCGGTGGTGACCCGGCCTTTGTTGCGGATTGGGGGGATTCCCAGGCGGTTGTAGAACAAGCATTGGCGGTCGTCTGGGCTGCGCCAGTTGAACCCGGGGAGGCCTACGCCTTCGAGGACGATGCGGGAGAGGTTGCGTTCTAGGTGGTCGATGTTGTCGTAGAAATCGTCGATGACTTCGGCAAGACGTTGGCGATCCACACGTACTCCCCGCAAGGACATCTCGAGAGCAGGAGCTTGGAGCGCACGGGAAAAGTCATATGTTGCACTGGTATGCCGATCCAATTGAGGAAGCATCGCGTCGAGGCATTCGGCGGTAACACAACAGTCAAGTCCATTATAGATTTGATCTCTGGTCCATTGGTCGGGGATGTCATCTGGTGTGCTCGTGGCGGTGTTGATGATGCGGGCCATTAGCGGGGAATACTGACTACTTGCATTTCGAGGCATCGAAAGGATTTTGTGCCCTCAATGGCCCATTCGCAAGTTGCTTTATTTGCGTAAACAACTCCGACGTCTGGAATTGTGTTTAGTGAAACGCCTCCGTAGGATATTGTAGCTATAGCAATCCACACAGTCATTTATCCCTCCCAATGGTTTCAACCTTCCGCTCGGATTTCCATGGCCCGTGATCGGTGTAGATGGACCCCAAGTATGCCAATCCCTTCAGTGACTCCGGCTGAAGGGCATGGCTGAGGAGCATGGTGTCCTCAGTGGCCCCACGCACGCCTATTCCATAGGCTCGCCAGAGGAAGGCAATGTCATAGGGGCCGTTTTGAAAAAGCTTGAGAATGCCACTATCGATAAGGACTGATTTAACAAGGCGCCAAACCTGTTGTTCATCTTGTTGAGTAGGCCAATAGTTTCCGCTCTTTGCTCGGTCGTCATCGAAAGGAATAACGAGGGCACGTCCGCTGGATGGAGCGAACCCAATGCATGTGATACGATTTCCACTTGTTTCAATGTCGACAGAAAGGATATCGCATCCATAGATGTGGTCATTGATGAAGGTCCTTATGTCTTCGATGGTTGGTTCAATCCAAATCTCGCACTCCGGGCGACGAATGTCCCCAAAGGCATTCTCCCTGCCGGCCTTGGCGAGGTCGATGACGGTGGTCGGGCGAAGCTCCCACTGCCTCAACACCGCCGCTGGGTGGTAGGTTGGCATGAGCTTGAACCCAGAGACAAGGTGGGTGGTGAGGGTGGTGGTGCCTCGGAGTTTCGAAACACCCGTACGACCAAATAGAGCCCAGAGAGCAGAATTCCCCAAAGCGACAATGAGATTAGGATCGCAAGCCAGAATTTCATCCCCAAGCCGGTCCAGCTCCGACTGATACCGGGCCTGGACGTACTTGGACGGAAGAATGGGGGGATACCCCGGAAGCCGGGTGTCTTTGGGGCCACAGAACCACTCCATGCGGTTAGCGGGGGGATGGATGTTGAAGACGTTGGTGGTGTAGAACTCGTCGCGGTGGAGGGCCCATATGGAGGCCACGGAGTGCGGGTCCCCACGGGAGTAGAAGTCTGAGATGAACCCTCGGTCGGAAGATGTAAGTTCGAGTTGTCCAGCATCGGAAAGCATCCGTAGGAGTTCGAGGCCACTGTGACCGCAGAATGGGATGGAGGTCCGAGCTTCGTTCTCGCCCCAACTTTCCCCCAGCAAGAACAATGGCTTGGTCATCGATGTCCCTCCAGCCGCCGGATTTCATCATCGATATACCACTGGGCCTTCTTGAGGTTTTCGATGGGGTCGCCTTTGTCCATATACCGCCACAGGTACTTGATGGCGTTCCCGATGTTGAAGTTCATGTGCCGAGTGACTTCGATGCACTCGATGCCGGACGGGTGCCGGCGGTAGTGGCTGGGGTTGATGGGGTCTTCCGCAACATTCGGCTGATTCCGGTTTGGGTTCGGTGGAGTGCTTTCGCTATGCTGTACATCGACTGCCCCTCGGCGTATGCTCGGCGCGCCAAAGATTTCTCCAGTAGCGTCATGTGTTTGGGCATTCGCTGCCAGTTGGGCGACTTCAACATCGATGGACCTCTTAGCGGAATCGGAGAGGGTGAAGGGTTTGGTCATGAAGGTGGTCTCCGTGGATGGGAGTGGCCCCAAACATTCCGCTTGGGGCCACGAAGGGGTTACTCAGCCGGCATCGTTTTCTTCACCTCAGCGAAGATTTGTTCACCATCCTGCGAAGCAATGTGGCCAATGACGATCTTGATGGAGCAGTTGGGGGTCTCTGACAGGCACTGACGAACGGTTTTGCCTTCTTGGTCGATGCCGCAGTCGGTGAGGAAGTCAGTGAGTCGGAACATGGAGTCCGGGGTGGTGTAGAATACGGTGGAGTTGTTTTTGATCACGACCCCGCCGAGGGCCTTCACGGAGCCATCCTTTGCGGTTAGGTACGCTGTGAGGTCGTCTTCGTCCACGTCCTCGTTAGCGCTTTGGATGGCGAATGCGAACTTCACGAAGGGAGTCCTTTTCTGTGAACTGACGCCCTCTTCGTAGAGTCCTTGAACAATCGCGTCGTAGATGCCAACGGGGAGGGGCTTCGGTCGTTCGACATCGGCCGCCGGCATATCGAGGATGGATTCGAAGGTGGGGGTGAGTTGGGGTTTTGCCATGAGGTGGGGTTCCTGTTAGACGCGCTTGAGGGTAAGAGCCGTTGGTTTCACTAAGGTCTTCGCAGGGGGCTCTCGAAGAACTGCGAAGAAATCGGCGAGGCCTGAGGAGATGTCGTAGGTGGATTTCATCTCAAAAGGTTTTGTGTTTTTGAGGTCCATCATGTTGGTGGCGGCGGTTTGAATGGACCGTTTGCCGGCTTTGGACACGCACTGAGCCCAGTGGTTGAAGTACCGCGGGATGGTAGGGCCGAGGGCGCTGCCAATGGCGTTGGGGTAGCCTTTGGTGGTGCCGTCGTCGTTCTGGGAGTATCGCACATGTGCGGTGATGATGACGTTAGTCTTGAATGAGCCACTAGTCAACATGGCTAGTGCCGATTCCACTCCTTGCTGTGCGGAATAGAACCACTGCCGTGGGTCTTTGGCGCCGGGGTTGAGGCCTTTGGCGTGGTCGAAGGCGGCGTCGGAGAAGAAGCTGAGGGAGTCCATGACACAGATCACATCTGGGCCCCACTCGGAGGGGTTGCCGAGGTCGGTGTCGTCGTACTTCCAGTTGTCGAGCATCTTCAAGGCATCGACGAATGCGTGGGGCTTGTGGACCTGTGGGCCAGTGGAAGTGATCTTGTAATCGTCGCGTAGGGTTCGGAACTCCACGTTGTCGGCGCGGTCGGGGCAGTCTTTCATGACGAAGGTTTTGAGGGAGTCGAGGCCATTGTCCATGTCAAGGATTCTGAGGGAGTAGCCGGCTTTCACCAAACTGGCGAGGGCACCGGATTTGCCACTGCCACTGTCGCCGCATAGGAGGAGTTTGACGAAGGAATTGGATTGGTGATTGGATAGGCTAGGCATCGGTCTGGGGTCCTTTCAAAAGCACCTCGGTGTAGAGGGTCACAATATCCCCTCGGTGTAGATCGTAGTGAGCGGTCGGCACACTCACCTTGATGGTTGTGGGTGCGCCGTAGGCTGCGCCAATGGCGATGGTGAGGCTGTGGTCGTCGAAGTCGGTGATTGGAGCTTTGAGGAGTGGGAGGATGGCACGGAGGCGCTGGGTCATGACGAAGTCCGATCGAAGAAGGGGTTGTTGGCCGTGTGGATAGGGTCGACTTTGTCGAAGGTTGAGCGGAGGTAGGTCTCCCGCACCTGTGGGGACTTGGAGCACACCTCTCGGAACTTGCATCCGCCGAATTTGCCGCAGGAGGTGTCGTTCTGTGGCCAGTAGTTGGCTGTGGCAAAGGCTTCGGCTTGGCCTAGCCAAAAGCGGAGGTCATCGGTCCATTCGGAGAGTTGGTCGGGGGTGCGGTAGGTGAAGCCGCGTTGGAACGAGTTGGGTTCTTCCAGTTTTATCTGCGCGGCGGAGATAATGACACCCTTCACCGGACTGTGCAATACTACATTCCCGGCGTAGGTATACAGCGTCATCTGGTTCGAAGGGGACCATTGGTTGAAATACCACGGGCCGATTGTGGTTATTGAGGTTTTGTGGTCCATCACATAGAGGTTGTCGGCGAAGTTGACCACGCGGTCGAGGTGGCCGCAGATGAGGTAGGGTTGAGGGCCCTGCTTAGCA